TGAAGCGGCTTGCATTACATTTAGGTTTTCACTCCCTTGTGGGTTGGTGTTTTCCATGTGTCATCTCAAAAATCGCCAGAAACCTTCTGGACGGAGGGTAGCCGTTAGGCTACAGAATTTTCCACTTCTTCTCTTTGATTAAGGTTTCCGAGGCCAAGCCTTCTAGGTGTCCTGTAATCAATTCAATCGTCTTGATATGGCGATAAGCGTCTTCCCTTACACCAATATCACTACTACTTGTGTTAATTATTACACTAATTTGCTCTTTTTTCAAATTATCTATGACTTCTTTGAAAAAGTCATCGTTCAATAGGTTTTTAGCCCATTGAGCCTTAAGGTTTTTGTCCATACTGGTTTTGTATTCCTGAAATTACGTCATTGATTGAAAGAACTTGGCTAGGAAGTGTATCTCTACCTGTACCCAAGATTCCCATCAATCTATCGTAACTCATGTTGCTTGGCTGATTAAACTGCACAGGAGCAGGAATCTTCCCATAATTAGGGTCTAAGAACTTCTCCCATTGAGTGCCAATCAGCAAATTACGATTGCCAAAATCAATAGGTGGCAACTGTGTTGGCGCAGTAGTAGGCAAGTCTTTCTGATAAACAGGCGACTTCCAATCTTCTGGTACTGGAACAATGTCGTACTGTTTAGGGCCAGAGGAAGCGGCATTAGCACCAGCTAGCAAACCTGCACCTGCCAAACCCAAACGAACCATGTCCACAATTTCAGCAGTTGTGTACTTCTTTTCTGGAATTGTTGTATCAATAGGCTTAGAAGGCGTAATCACAGGGATAGGAGTTGTATCTTCTGTAATTGAGCTAGGAGGCTGAATCGTAATTGGTCTTTCATCAGTTGTAGGACGCTGATCTGTAACCACAACTTCAGGCATCGTTGGAACTACAACTGGAATAGTTGGTTGTTCTGGTTGCTGTGGTCTTTCAGCAGTTTGCACAACTTCTGGAATTTCTGGTTGTGGAGCTACTTGCGCTTGAATAATAGAGTTAATTACATCAGTAATTGTTGGCTCTACAGGTGCTTGAGGCGCTGTTACTTGTACTGTTTCAATTGGAGAAGTAATAGTTCCGCTAAATGGTGTTTGTTCAGGAACTGGTGTAACGATTGGCAGTTGAGCAACAATCTGACTTATCACATCATTGATTGTTTGTGGTTGTTGCGCTTGTGTATTAACTTGAACTGTCTCAATAGGTGTTTGAGTTGCAACTGAAGTAGCAATCTGGCTAATTACATCATTGACAGTTGGGGGCACTATAGGTGCAGTTACTTGTACTGTTTCAATTGGCGCAGTAACATCTGGCAAAACTGGTTGAACAACAGGCTCATAAATAGGCTCTGCTACTGTTTCAACTGGCGTAGGTTGTGTTGCAATAATATTTATTGCGTCTTCCAAAGCAGATCTAATGGCCTCTGGTTGATAGCCGACAGACTCTAGTTGTTGGCTAATTTGCCCGATTGACAAACCCTCGTCAGCCATTGTGGAGGCAATGTCAGAGGCGGCATTTAGTTCCGCATTGCTTACCTGAGTCGTAGGCGTAGCATCACCCATCAAACTTCCGCCATAAGCCAATCCGCCACTTACCAGACCTGCTTTTAAAGCATCGCCAAGTGATTCTCCACCGCCTAATTGTGTTGCAGTAGTTAAAGCGCCTTGACCAACAGCAGCGCCTGTAGCACCACTAAGACCCAATGCCTCGCCAATGCCAGCAGGGACACCAAACATTGTTCCCGCTATTGCAGCGAAATCCATTAAATCTTTTACAGCATTTACTTCTTGCTGTTTTGTGGTTTGCTGATACTCACCAGAAGGCGAATACTGGTTTACATCCCCACCAACTTTGTTCTCGGCTTCTTTGTAAACAGTTACATTCTCAAGTGGGCCTTGCTCGAATGTTTCTCCAGAACCAGTAGATGCAAAATTAGGCTGATAGTAAGTGCCATCAATCAATACCGCTTGATTTGGGTTTTGCTCAAACGTGCCAGAAGCAACTAATTCCTTAACAACTTCTGCTGTAGTCATTGGCTTTTGTTCAACTTGCGCCACAGGAGTAACCACAGGCGTAGGCGCAACTATCTGAGCAATGATCTCGTCAATAGTAGGCTCAAACCCTGTGTCCTCGTAGTCTGTGACATAGTTGTTTTTTGGTCTAAAGACAGCCATGATTAGCCTTTGATTTCTACGTTGCTAGTAATACCTGCACCGACCTTCATAGCTTTCAGTTGAGCCTCAACCTCAAACTCTTGTTGCTTCATAGCAAAGTAAGCCTGTTGCTTCTCACGCTCAAGCATCAACTTAGCAGTCTCTTTCTCACGCATCAATTGCATCTCAAGAGCAGCCTTCTGTTGTGCCATTTGCGTATCAATCTGCATTTGCTGTTGTTGCAATTGCATATCAGCTTGAGCCTTGGCTTGGTTAGCTTGAATCTCAGCTTGTGTGCGAGCCATCATTGCTTGCACTTCTGGAGGCATTTGCTGTTGCTGTGGAGGAGGATTCGAGAGCATTTGATCTTGCTCTGGGGTAATCGCCTTGTAGAACTCAGCAGAATCCTTGAAGCCTGCAATCTCAACCATACGACCCAAAGTCGCACGATACTGAGCAGGTGAAACATAAGGATTAGCAGGGCCGTACTGACCAATCAATTGCTCTTGTTTAGCAACAATCATTGACAGCATAGCCATTTGCTCTTGGCGGTTTCCTGCGCCCAAACCAACATTGATAGAAACATCGTACTGGTTAGCCCATGTGCGAGGGTCAAACTCTACGAATTCGCCACGCATACGCACCAAACGAGGCTTGTCTTGGTACTTACACAGCAAATGCAAGATGCCTTTGAACAAAGACTTAACGCCTGTCTCGGCAAAGATTCGAGCCATCAGTTCAATCTTACCTGCGCCAGCTTGTTGCATAGAAGCAACAGCAGCGGCTGTGACATTCTGCAAGATAGATGGGTCTAAGCCTTGGGAAGCATCAGATACGCCTGTGCGCTTCGATTGCACAGTATCCAAGTACTGAAGCATTGGGAAGGCTTGAGATGCTACATTCTGCACTACAAGTTGCTGAACAGCACCCTGAGACTTAGCACGAATAACACCACCAGCAGTAGATGTAAGCAAGTCGTCAAGGTTTACTTGTCCTTCAACAGCAACAACTCGTGCGTTGTTTGTCAGATACAAGTTATCCAACATTTGACGAGTAATAGTTGTTTTGATTAGCTGAATGTCAGTAGTTCTGTCAGCCAATGAGTTACCAAAGAACTTGTGTGGAATTGGGATTGGGCAGATTGAATGGAATGGCACATAGTCCACTTCTTCAATCATTTCCTTGCCTTTTTCGTCTTGCAGAATCTCATTGCCAGCGTAGAACACTTGCACAAGTGAAGCAATACCTTTTTTGTCTATATCAGTTTTGACATAGCACTCAAACACTTCAATCTCTTGCATTGAAGGGTCATCAGTTTGCACTTGGTAAGGTTGCTCACCTGCGGAGAATCGAACGACTCGCTCTGGTGTGTATGCCAAAGCATCATCCATTTGCAAGCCTTCAACTTGCTTCTTGTTAAAGCCCATAGCAACCAAGTCACTACGAGTTAGCATTTGACGATGAGCAACAAATGGGCTGTCAGCAATAGTGCGAGCCTTCTTGCTAATCAAGAACTCCTCTGGAGGCACATTCTGAATTGTTACCTTGCCAGACTTCTTTTTCTTTTGGACAACAACATTGTGAGTTGCGCCCATGACAGGCTGACCAGTTGGGTCAATGACTGGCTGTCCCATTGGGTCAAAGATTGGGAATTCTGTCGTATCTTGCCCGACAACTTCCATGCTTTCATCGCTCAACAGCATTGCTAACTCGTCATCAGACAAGTCAAAGTAACGCTCTTTAGTAATGTCTTCTTTATCTTCCCAGAAAGCCTTAACAATGCCGTTCTTTTGCAAGAGAGCATCTTTAAACCAGTCATGCAGAATTGCTACGCCTTCGTTGTCACGATGGAACACCCAATTACAGTAGTCAGTAGCTTGCTTGGCAGAGGCTTCGTCTTGTGGGCCTTGTGGCTCAAAAACAACAATTTGATCTGAGCCTGTGAAAATGCGAACAAGTGATGGCAAAGCACCATCAATGGCTTCTGCTACCTCACCTGTAACGATCTGGCTCTTCCCGTCCGTTTCATTTCCATATGGCTGACGCAAATAGGCTTGTAACGCTTGTTTGCGTTGGTCAACTGTTTCTGTTTCTATGTAGCCGATAGCATCGTCAATCTCTGCCTGAAGTATCGACTTCAACTCGTTCTGTGCCATGTTTGTCCTTTGGAGGGCGACCCATTCTGGGTTTGTCCGATTTTAACTCTTTAATGGCATTTTCTAACATTTCTACTCTTAATTCAAGTTCTTTTACTTTAGGAGCTAGATTTACCCCTTGTCGTTCCATAAACATCAGACAATCCATTTCGGTGCTTGGTTAATCGGTTTAGACCATGTGCTGTGACCTTCGTCCAGTCCAAGGGCTAAGTAACGGAATGAGTCCGAGCCATGCGATGACCAGTCATGCAATGGACGCTCATAGAAAATCTTACGCTTCTCATCGTAATCTCTGCGGTAGTTTCTCAGGCAGTTCAGCCCAGTTTGCACCTGTGGCACATTAAACCAACATCTAGGCAACAACCTACGAACCGCCTGAATACCATCGTCTAGACCCATTCTTGGGGCTATTTTGATCTGTAATCCAGCTTCCTCAAGCATCTCAAGGCGACTCTTGCCAGAACCCAACTCTCTAACCCTCACATCATGGGGCAAGATATGCTCGGCTTTGGCATAGTCGTTGTCTCGAATCCACTTCACATAGTGGTCTAGTCCAACCCCATGATTCTCGTAGTAGTCAATCAGACGCACCTCTGTGCCTACTAATTGAGCAACCCAGATAGATGTAGAGTCACCCATACCCAAGTCCCAAGCAGTAAAAGTACGGCTTAGTTCCTCTCTGGGAATCTCTTGCATATGCTTCTTGTCTTCTAACTCATTGAGGATTTGTCCATAGTACGAGCCTTCTACCGCAGCGTCAAAGCTACATTCAAACTCTTGGCGGTACTTGTCTTCCCCCATTTCGTTCTTAGCAGCCTTAAGCTCAACCTCATCCACCACCCCTGTCTCAGAGGCTTTGAACTCTAGCAAACCCCAACCTTCCTCTTTCTCAGCCCTGTCTCGCAGTTCTTTGAAGTGGTTGTGTCCCTTTGGCGTACCAATGAACAAACACCAACCTTTTCTGTCGGCTAGTGCAGGGCGAACAATGTCAGTCCATATCTTTGGGTTTTGGTCACCAATCTCGTCTAGGATTACCCCATCAAAGTATTGACCACGCAATGCTTCAGGGTTATCTGAGCCATACAACTGGATTCGCCTACCCCAGAAGTCAACTCTAAGCTCAGAGATGTTGTTAGTACCGCCTAGCGGTGTAGCGTACTTAACGAGATAGTCCCATGCCACTCGCTTGGCTTGTCCATATGTCGGAGCAATGTAAGCATATCTAGGCGCTTCCTTTTGGTTAAGGATAGCGTCTTTGATTAGATGGTTAATCGCAGAGACAGTCTTGCCCATACGCCTATGCGCTACAACAACACCAAAACGCTTACTGTCCATCAAGTCATGGATAGCAAGCTGTTGTTCTCTTGGTCTGTATGGTATCTCTATTACTTCTGCCATTGGACGCTTATCTGAATGTCTTTACCTTCTTCTCCAGTTACCTGAAGTGGTAAGACCTTACCTATAAGTCCCATGAAAGCCTGTGGGTGGCTCTCGGCTTTGTCGATTAGATATGAAACGCCACCAGCACCCTCAAGTGCTTCGAGAATCATCTCTCTTATCATGGCGTTGCCTTTGTCTAGGCTTCCTTTAGGTCTTCCTGCGCCTTCTC